CCGCTACTCAAAGTGGTTGAGCGGAAGTCTAGAGTCAATGCAGATGCCGTAATAGTTAATGCACTAGCCGCCACAGAAGCAGAGATGGGTTGGATTTGCGTTCCAAGAGCTAAAGTTCCTGTTGCATCAGGTAGCGTCAACGTCCGATTGGTAGCTGTGGTTGGCGCAGCGATATTCAGGATACCTGCCCCGCTTGCACTACCTGAGATTTGTACTGAACTCATGGGTTCTCCTTAAACTATTGTCCATACAGATCCGGTAGGAACTGTAACGGTAACGCTGTTATTGATCGTGACTGGCCCAAACGTACCAGCGTTCTTGCCAGATGGAATTGAATAGCTGGTTGTGACGTTCTGACCATTCTGAATAAATATCTGATCGCCACCTGCGCCTGTAGCTCCGTTACCACCACCAGCCACAGTAACAAAATCACTTGTTGATGAATCCCATGCAACCAAGGCTGAACTACTAGCCCCAATGCCGACTCCTGTTGTATACGAACTAGATGTACCGCCCCGAATATAAACAGTGCTTCCATCTGAACAGTCATTGATAACCACATAGGTCTTACTCTGCGCTGGGGCATATATGTACCGAGTAGTTCCCGGTGCGCCTGTGGCAATTAGAATAGCGTTTCTAGCTTGGTTGGAAACCCCGCCAGCAGTGGTAGTTAAAGTCCAATCTGCTGATGTAACGCTTTGTGTAGAGTATTGGGCAATAGAATCTTCCACCAACTGAGTCAGTGAAGTATTGACCGTTGTACCCCACGTTGATGTGAGTTCCCCGGTTGCTGGTAGAACCAGCCCTAGTAGTGAGGTATATGAGGATGGCACGTTAAAACTCCTTGTCGTATTCTATTGGTTTATCAAAGAACAATCCAGAGGGAGCCGGTGGGAACAGTCACCGAAACACTTGAATTTATTGTGATTGGGCCTACGCTAAAAGCGTTGTTTCCGTCTTTTATGCTTGAGCTTGCCGTAACAGTGCTTGCCATTTGCAAGTAGCCTTGTCCACCATCAACCGATCTACCGGCAGGGTAGGAGACAAATACATCTTTTGTACCTGCGCTAAAGTTAACTGCCGCTCCAGAATTGCTGGAAGATAGGATTGTGTCCCGACTTAGGGTTGTACCTGATGCGGTATACGTACCAATTCCGACTTCCCATTCAGAGCCTGTCTGTCCAGAAATTGTGTAATACGTTATGTTTGCGTTGCCGATAGCTGCAAAAGATTGATACCCAGAAGAGGCTCCGAGAAGCGTCACTGTTCCCGTACCAGTCGTAGTGGTAGTCTCTTTTACACGATCTGCAAGTACTAGAGAAGCCATCTTTTATCCTTACGGCGTTGTATCAATCAATTGCCATGTGGTTGGTTCGTCTGACTGAACCAACGCCCACCCAGCCGTCTGCGTGTCCGTTATATTCTGCCAGTTTGCGGTTTGACTGTCGTCAATCAATTTCCAGTAAACAGCAATCACATTACCAACCGCGCCACTTGCCAAAACCCCTGTTAGAAACTGTCCACCATTTGTGCTTGCCACTGACCCAACAGACCCAACACCCGTCAAAGCAAATGTTCTATCCCCCAACGTCATCGTGCCAACATCACCAGAACTGGACACGCCCGACAAAGCAACTGATATGACTACGCCAACAGTGCCTACAGTACCTACCGCCACATCCCCAGTCTGAGGCCACTGCTCTTGGTAGTCAACAGTTCCGACATTTCCTGACGCTTGTACTCCAGTCAAGGCAACAAGAATTGTTACCCCCGACAATGACGAAAACGGCGCTCCAGAAAACGGGGAAATGCCAAACATTTCTTAACGGCTTACGCCGCCCCGCTTAGGTTGTTGACAAGCGCAACAGCGCAGTTGTCGTTGTGTTTGATGGCATTGTCAGTACAAAAGTCCCTGCGGTGATTGTTTGAGAACCAAAAGTGTGAACACTGATGGCCTTGTTGCTTTGGGTTGAGTTGTAGACCAGTACGCAATCAAATGCAGTTGCAAGCGTTACCGATGTGTATGTGATACTTGCTGATGGTGTCCAGTAGGCTACACCAGCAGTGCTTGTTGAGTTGGTAGATGTCGGAGTATTGGCATTTGTTACCGTTACCCCACCCGCTGAATAACCTGCGCCAGACACTTCTCCGGTTGCAGAATATGCAGTAGTTCCAGCATTGACTGTTGCCGATGCTAAATACAAAGCCGCCTTGACAGTATCTGTTGTTGGGGATGTCAAACTGCCGCGAGACACAATAGTTGAAGTGCCAAGCTGGTGCTGACCCAGCATCAGTTCACTCATGAAAGAAGTACACATTGATTGGGTATTTGCCATGATCTATCCTTTAACCTAAAGCTGCTGTTTCGCCGCTGCCAAAGACGGGCATTTTCTTCAATGTCACATGCGCAGATCGGTGAACAAGCTCACCATCCAGCCAATACTCTACCCACGTGGTGTATTCGTTGTCGTTATCAACATTACCTTCCCGCTTCTCAAGCAAGGAATCATCCATGTCGCCTTTGGTTGTTGTGACTATCATTATGCGATCCTTATTATTGCTGAAGTGTTTGAAGGGTCGGGGAATTGCACTGTGAATGTTGCAGATGATGTTTTGTCTGATCCAAAGTCCAATACACAAACTGCTGGGTTACCCGTAGTAGTTTGATAAATCAATGCGCCCCGCGCAGTCAAAGATGATGTCCATACCGCATTGTTGAATGATATGTACGCCGTTGTGCCTGAATTGCCTACAGTCGGAACCTGCGCAATCGTGAGAGCAAGACCACCAGCCGTGTACCCTGAAGCCACAACTTCACCCGTAGACGTATAAGCCGTGGTAGTGGCATCAAGCGTGGCTGCATTAGTGTACAGAGCAATCTTGAACGTGCCGGACGTAAAGTTGAACGTCCCGTTCATCATGCCTGTTTTGAATGTATTGCAAGCCCAGTTGCCGGTAAAAGCCATTATTTGACCCCATTATTTTGAGGTAGAGGAGCCACCCTGTATTGACCACTGCGGTACGCATCACTGCGTTCCATCCCGTTTCCAAGACGTATAGCTAATGAAAGAGCTTCTTTGTATTTGGTATCGTACCCAAGCATAATGTCTGGCTCACCTTTCATGTAGGTGTAAGCCTCAATAATTGATCCGTACAACAGAACAGTGTCAAAGTTATCGCCCAGCCATGTCTGACCTGCTGCATTTAGAACTGCCGTAACAGATGCGGAGAATCCTGATCCTGTGCCGCCAAGATTTGTATTTGCTGCGCTTATGGTATTACCTACGTAATAAGAAGAACCGCCATCTACAATGGTTACGGTTGTTACTGATCCGCCATAAACAACAATGGTGGCTGTTGCATTCTTACCATCCCCACCAGTCAGCGGGACGTTGTAGTACGTACCATCTACGTACCCAGTGCCAACCACAATACTGCCAACAGAAGACAGCTTACCCTGCACGATTGAATCTGGGTAGTAGTAATAATGCAATTCAACGCTATATCCAGCATCGGGGGTCGGGCCAAGAATAAATGACAACTCATTTGAAACTGTTGTTCCATTGACCGATGGGCCAAACAACGCATAGTATTTTGGGATTGCCGTATCTGTTGGAGTTGGGTATGCCTGACGTATGAAGTTCACATCTTTGTTTAACAAATACTCATAAACGCCAGTTGCATCAATAACAGCCATTGAATACACAGCGAGAAAATCATCTGGGCAAGAGAGATACTTGTTGCCGGACGTTGTGGTTCCTGTGACATTTTTGCGTATGGATGGGAATTGCACCGTGTTGTAAATGCGTTGCTCCGCCTGCTCAATAAAAGTATTGATAGGCGTAGGATCGGTGGAATAGTTAAAGCTATTCTCTGTGTAATCCTGAATCGCAGTTACAAGCTGGATGTAGTTCATGCCATCGGGCCTCTGGCTGTTACGCCTTTAGTTGCTGCGCCATTACCGCGAGTTTTGATGCCGTCAGTTTTAATTTTTTCATCACCAGCAGACTTACTGATGTTGCCAACAGTCACGTCATAGGTTTCCGCCTTGCTGCGGTTAGGAGGAAAGCCGGGGTTTGTGCCAAACTCTTCAGGAGCTTTGGTCATTTTTTTACCAGACATATCGTGCGGTTGTGCGTAGACGCTGGCTGGGCCAACTTCGTTGCCGCCTTTTTTCATGCTGAATTTAGCCATTATTTGCCCCTTTGATTGTTGGCACGAGCTACGTTGCGGCCAACCGCACGCATTTGTTGACCCGTAGGGCCACCTTTTTTAAGCTTCAAGGATGTGCCCTTGCCACCTTTGTGTTCTTGCGTATCGTGCTGCTTAAACGCTTTTTTAATTAATGCAACATCTTGTTTTTTGTCTGATGCCGCTGATTCCATTTTTGCCATGATCGACTCCTTATGTCGTTGCAACTGTAACTGTACCAATTATCACTGCCATTGCCAAATAATTTGGGGTCAAGAACGTGTCAAAGCTTGATGCTCCGCCAACTGGTGCCCATCCCCACTGATAAATCCGACTACCACCCCCGTTATACCCATCTGCCAGCAAGCCAGAGACTTGATAACTCAGGTCAGGACGCGGATCACGCACCCCTTGCGGGTCATCCACTGGATACATACCCAACTGAAGCTGTGGATGGTCAGGATCCCAGCACTGAGGGCACACTTTCAAGTCGTACGTCTTTGTTTTGACAACGAGCTTTTTAAGTAACGTCAGTTTGTACCGAAACCCGCAGCGGTCACACTCTGCAATTGAGTTCTTGCCAGAGGAAAACCGATTACCCATCAGCCACCCCCAATGAACATCTGTCTAGGCACGAGACGCAACGCGGCGCGTTCTTGATCTTCGTCAGCCGCAGTCATCCACGCCTCGTCATACTGCGCTTTTAGCACTTGTAACCTGTCCATGCCACCAGGCACTTTTAAAGCCACGTAGTAGGCCAATCCAGCCACCATACAAGGCACAAAACGGAACGGCACGTCCATGACATTTACACCATTACCGGCATCTTGCACGCGACGCATGCGCCAGTACACAAATTGATAGGTCTGGGAGCCATCAGGCGTTGGCCAAACAGTTATTCGGGGGAGGTTGGGGACATATACAGCTACACCAGCGGTGTGGGCTGCGGCAGTCGTGTTGTTCTGAGCGCGAAAACACCCACCCAAATCGTAACCGTCCACATAGGTATAGTAAATTGTCTCTGTACCCAGTGTGATGTAACCTGATGTGGCCAGACCAACTGTGCTGGAGAGGGTGATTGTGGTGTCTGTGGATGTGATGGTTGTTGCCAAAGTCACGTTAGCAGGGGCGTTCTGGCCGTCCAGACGCTGATACCAGACCTGAATTGGTCTGGATTGATTTAACTTGTTGGGAATCGTAGCGTAAGTAGACACGCTGATGCGTGTAATTGTTAAATCTGCTTGTGTTGCAGTTACGTTTGAGTTGGTTCGGATCACATGATCCAGCAAATCCACTGTATCGGTGGGTATGGCGTATGTGTTTAAGCCTTGGGTAAGTGTAATCGTACCCTGCTCAAACGTCCACATGTTGATGCCGCGGTTTGCCCAGTCAGCAAAAAGTAAGTTTAATGATCGCCGCGCCGTTTTAAGGTCATAACCCGTACGCAACTCTGAACCAGCACGCTCAAAAGCTTCCTCCACCAACTCGGTGAGGTCTAAATTAAAGCTTGTTGATCCAGAGGTGTTTGCCATTATTCTTCAACTGCCTTGGGTTTTTTGGCTTTTGGAGTCTCAACTACCATTTCAGGCTCCACAACCGCCGTTTCTGCTGGTGCAAATTCCACAACCACCGGAGCAGGAAGTTGACTTTCAAGTTTAGTAATTAAAGCTTCAATAGATGCTTCGGTAGAACCAAACATAGCAGTATATGCCGCGCCCTTAGAGCGTAGTGCGTCAAGAACAATTTGGTCTTCTTCGTGAGTTAAATTGAATTGAGACATAGTGTTTCCTTATTTCATTTTCTTGAGGGTTTGAGCCAAACGAGCACGTTGACCCATCTTGCCGGGGGCTTTTGCAGCCTTGGCCAGTTTACCAGCGGGTATAGGTTTATCACCCTTTACACCCAACGATGCACGCAGTGCTCCGGGTTTTTTGATTGCATTTTGAATCCATTTCTCGGCCATTATCTGTACCCCGCTGTTTTCTTTGCTATATTTTTGGGTTGAGCCACAAACTGCTTACCCGCTGCTTTACCTTTGCGCTTGGCCTTTGTTGTCGCCGCATATTCTGCGGGAGATAGAGATTTAATTGCCGCTTCTGGTAAGTACCTTTCACCAGTTTTAGAAGATGGCTTACCTGATTTGGTACGCCACTTCTGGTCGCCCCAGTTTTTTAAGGACTGTTGCGGTGCTTTCAATCTCTGTAACCCCCACCCGCTGCCTTGTATTTCTTAGCAACAAGCTGTGCTTTCCTTGCTGACCACTGACCAGCACCTGTGCCCTGTGTTGCTGCGGCTTTGACCTGAGACACAATCTTCTTGCGAAGGCTTGGTTTTGTGTAGTTTCCCGCAGCATTGACACTTCCACCCTCTTTGAATTGGGTAAAATCGGTGTTGTCCCGGCGTGCTTTTCTTACGCCTTTGGGCATTTTTGAGGGGTTGATGTCCCCCATACCACGGGATGGTCTCATGATTTAGCAGGCCATGCCACCTTTTTTCATGCCCTTGTTACCAGACATGACAATTTGCGTGCCTTTAGTTTTGCCTTTAGAAGCAATACCGTCTCTGTTGGGAGATGCTGTGCGAACTTTACCCATTGATGTGCTGGTGCCAACATCAACGGAACCGCCAGCAGCCATCTTTTTCATGCCGCCTTTTTTCATACCCATCATTTGTTTTTTGTCCATAGCCATGTCAGCTTTAGAGCCTTCTTTCATGCCTTTTTTCTCGACATCTTTTCCGGACTTTTCAAACTTTGCCATTTTTGCGCTCATCGTTGCCATAGTTCCACCTTTTTTAAAAAGTGCCTCAGCCCCGTGATTGGTCTTCGGCTTGTTGATACCCTGAACAGTCGCGTCAGACATGCCGCCACGACTGAATTTTTTCCCTTTATCCGCTGCGGTGAAATCTTTTCCAACGCTTTGCGGAACCCCCGCTTTCTTGGCAAACTCTGGGTTGTTGGCCACAGCCGCCATGAAATTGTGTTGTTTTTTACTTGTGCTCGGCATTATTTTCCCGCTTGAATAAGCTGGTCAATTTTTGCTTCAAGGCGGTTAAACCGCTGGTCAATGTGGTCAGTAACTCTTTGTACTTCTGAATTAGTTGCATAATCACGGGCCATCTCCTCACGGGTTGTGTTGAGCAAACGCTCAACTCGTTTGACATCCTCAAACTTCTCTTTGATAAAGAACCACAAAGCTCCCATCAAAACAGAAAGTCCAGCAGACCAGATAGTGTTTAAATCCATTACACAAACCTGCCTTTCGTTTTGCCTTTGGTGGCGCAACCATCGGCTTTGGTAACGTACCCACCATCAGCGCAGTTCCATGCTCTCAAAGACTTGTTAATCCTCGAATCTGGATCGCTTGCGGTCTTGGCGCTCGTGAGCTTCGACTTCATGCCTTTCATCCGGGCGCAGAAAGAGTCGCGCCTGCTGCCGCCTTCTGGTTGTGGGGGCTTCAGGTTGTGTCCTTCTTTCTTCGCAGAGGCTCGGCCTTTGGCGTTCAAGCCGCCATTCGGGTTCTTGCCTTCTTTGCGTTGCCATGCTGGAGTTGCCATATTAAGCCTGTGCTTCTTTCCAAGACAAACGAACATACACGCTTGGTGTCGCCAAACTAACCACGTTAGTTGCGCAAACATACAAAACATCAGGGCCATCTGGGTAGACGTTGGCAGGGCTTGTAGACACAGCAGAAGTAGTACCACCACCCAAAATTGAGTTGCCAATGTCTCGCACTTGAGACAAGTCCAAAGTTGTTTGACCGCCTGAGTTGGTGTAAAACGCAGCAACTGACTCACCACCAACCAATGTGCCACTGTTTAAAGTATTTACCGAAACTTGAGCCAGTGATGAGATAACAGCGCCAACACCTTGAGAAATTGGCGAAGTCCAAGCTCCCCACGTTCCGCCTGATACATAACCGTTCAACACCAAAGTAATTAAAGTAGTGCCGCTTGCAACAACCCCCAACTCAATTAGCGCCAACTGCATACGGTTAATAATTTCTTTTTGACCAAGCAACCCAATTTGACCATTGTCAACAGAAGGTGCTATGCGAATTGCAAGCAATGGACACACTAAAGTAGTTGTAGTGAGTAAAGCTACGGGGGTATTTATACCGTAGTTAAAAATTAACGATTTATCATCGTTAAACTGACCATCCATAATTACTGATGAACCCCAATGAGACAGGGAGGGCACAGTATCAGGAGATGCAAACTCAATCGCTACAGGAGCTGTTGCTGAGTAGGTGAATGACTGCGCTGTTGCAGCTCCCCCAGTTTGGGCGCGGGTCAAGCCATATAAGAAGCTGCCGTCATTGCCTGCGTAAGCAATGTATTCAATTGCTCCAGAAGCACCTGATGCTTGTACTTTAACTGAACCACTTGGAGCAAAACCAGCGCCATTATCAATGTCTATTGAAGATGGGCCAATTGCTGTGCCATTTGCATAAGCTTTTGCAACCGTGCCGCCATAACCTCTTATACATCCAACCAAATTACTACCAGAAATTCCAGTGTAATAAATATACTCAGTGCCAATAACAGCAACACCAGCAGAGTTAAAGTTAGTTGTTGAAGTTATTGGAACTGTTACAGCATCAACAGTCAATGCCGCAGATAAAGTGGTTGTACCGCCTGTACTTAAATTAGCTGACAACTGTGTTATTGGGGACTGTCCATTTGACTCATAGTGAGCCGCCATGTTTCCAGAACGCATGTAGGCTTCAAACTGTACGTTATTGTTTTGAATCTGTGTAACGTAGGTTATTTGTCCTTTTGAACCACGGAAACCAAAACGAACAACACCAGCACCGTACCATGAGTAGTCGATGTACCACATCTGCATACGAGTC